CTTTTACAATACAAAATTGTGAATTAATAACATATGGTAATTGCAGTTCTGCTGGTTGTGTGTACCTTGATGTTGATAAAATCACTGAAGATTTTAAATTGATTATGCACAATAACACTATGGAAAATAAAGGTTCCTCTCCAAGCACCCATCGTTGTGTCATGCTTTATGCTGGTAATAGTTCTGCACCTACAGATAAAATCAATATTGATATACGTGGATTGAATCATAAAGCAGCCAGCGCATTTTCAATATTATCTTTCCTAGGAACCAATGACGTTTCCGCTAATCTTTCTATTATAATTGACGATATAATTGCCCCAAGCGGAACTATATTGGCTGTCTTTGGTTCATCTGCAAATGCCGCGGCTCCAATGAGACTGCAAAAACAACACTATACTGAACAATTAACTACCTCAACTAGTGACTATAAAGTTGCAAGTTCCACTTGGACATTTAGATATCCTTATCCCGCAACTCGTTTACCAAGAATTATAGCAACAGCGGGTTCGTCTGATGGTACTTCAGTAACTCCAAATCGTGGTGGAAAAGTTAGTAGCGTTTTTGTTAATAGTTATTCAGCAACAACTGCACAAATAACAGTTGCTTCCGGTGATGGTAATAACTTTACATCAGCAGAAACAATTAGAATTTTTGCTGAAGCAAGCATAAACGAACTTTAATTTAAACACTAAATATCGTACCAAAAGAATTGACAAGTTAGTGTCTCGTACTATAATATTACCCATAGGAGATGTAAATATATGAAAAACTTACCAACACTTTACCAAGATTTTATTCACCTTTCTCGCTACTCTCGTTGGCTTGAGGAAGAAGGTCGCAGAGAAACTTGGGAAGAAACTGTGAATCGCTACTTTAATTTTTTTGATGAACATCTCAAGGGAATGAAGGTTAAAATTACAAAAGAAGAGCGCGAGGAATTGCGCCAAGCAGTTTTAAATTTAGAAATTATGCCAAGTATGAGATCATTGATGACGGCAGGTGAAGCGTTACTGCGGGACAACACTGCCGGCTATAATTGTTCTTATGTGGCAGTAAACCGTGTGAGGGCATTTGATGAAATTTTATATATTCTTATGTGCGGTACTGGTGTGGGTTTTAGTGTCGAGAAGCAATTCGTCGAGAAACTCCCAACAATCGCTGAGGAGTTCACTCAGTCAGATACCACTATCATTGTACAGGACAGTAAGGCTGGTTGGGCTAAGGCTTATAAGGAACTTGTCTCCTTGCTCATTGGAGGTCAAATACCACAATGGGACGTATCTAAGGTACGACCTGCTGGTGCGCGGCTTAAGACATTTGGAGGGAGAGCTTCAGGTCCAAAGCCTCTCGAAGATCTATTCCAATTCACCTGTGATACTTTTAAGAGAGCGGCAGGGCGCAAACTTACCTCAATTGAATGCCATGATATCGTCTGCAAGATTGCGGAGATTGTCGTGGTCGGAGGAGTCCGTCGATCTGCTCTTATTAGCCTATCAAATCTCTCGGACGACCGCATGAGAAACGCCAAGACAGGTGCATGGTGGGAAGCAAATCCACAACGCGCCTTGGCAAACAACTCTGCCGTTTATACAGAGCGTCCAGAGATTGGTGTATTCATGGAAGAATGGCTATCTCTCTACAACAGTAAGAGTGGTGAGCGTGGTATCTTTAACCGTGATGCAACAAAGAAGACCGTTGCTCGTCTAGGTGAGCGTCGTGATCCGAACTTTGAGTTTGGTACAAACCCATGCAGTGAGATTATTCTGCGTGATCGTGAGTTCTGCAACTTAACTGAGGTTGTTGTTCGTACAGAGGATACAACAGAATCACTAAAGCGCAAGACTCGCTTGGCTGCCATTCTCGGCACTTGGCAAGCATCTCTCACAAACTTCCCATACCTCTCAAGCGAATGGAAGAAGAATTGTGAAGAAGAAGCACTTCTTGGTGTATCCCTGACTGGCATTCTTGATAACAAGATGATGCAAAATCCAAGCAGTGATCTTTTAGGCACATTGAAGCAAGAAGCGATCAGCACCAATCAGGAATGGGCAAAGCGTCTAGGAATCAATCCTGCTGCTGCCATCACCTGTGTAAAACCATCGGGTACAGTCTCGCAACTGGTAGACGCCGCATCTGGTATTCACGCCAGACACGCCGAATATTATATCCGTACTGTTCGTGCGGACCAAAAAGATCCAATTTGTAAACTTATGGTGGATCTTGGCTTCCCACATGAGCCATGCGTTATGAAGCCAGAACACACAATGGTATTCTCTTTCCCAATGAAAGCAGAAGGTTCTATCACCCGAAATGATATGACCGCCATTGAGCAACTAGAACTTTGGTTGGTGTATCAACGCAACTGGTGTGAGCATAAGCCATCAGTTACCATCACCGTGAAGGAACATGAATGGGTGGAAGTTGGAGCATGGGTTTACAAGCACTTTGATGAGATTAGTGGTATTTCCTTCTTGCCACATTCTGATCACAGTTACCGTCAAGCACCATATCAAGATTGCACAAAGGAGCAATATGAAGAAATGCTTGCAAAGATGCCAAAGAGTGTTGATTGGAGTCAACTCAAGAAGTATGAGAAGGAAGACAACACTGCTGGTACACAAACCTACGCTTGCAGTGGCGATAAGTGTGAAATCGTAGACTTGACTAAATGAAGGTAGGATCGCTATTCTCAGGAGTTGGAGGCCTTGATCTCGGATTCGAGCGTCAAGGATTCTCCATTTCCTGGGCATGCGATAAGGAAAGAAGTTGCAGGAAAATACTTGCAAAGCATTTCCCAAACGCTACAATATACGAAGATGTCCGAACGATAGATCCTCTCAAGGCCAGTCCAGTCGATGTCGTAATCGGTGGGTTCCCTTGTCAGGATCTATCTACGGGTGGACAGAGAAAAGGATTAGCGGGAGAACGCTCAGGATTATTTTATGAGTTTATTCGAATCGTCAGAGACATGCCAACCAGACCATCCTTCGTGGTGGTCGAAAATGTCCCCGGAATGCTCACAAGCAGTAACGGAAGAGATTTCGGAATCGTTCTCAATGAAATGGTCAAGCAGTGGAGTCCTAAATCTATCGCGTGGAGAACATTGGACAGTAGATACTTCGGTATTCCCCAAAGAAGAGAACGAGTGTTCGTTGTTGCAGATCTTAGAGGAGAACGCGCCTCAGAAGTACTGGATCTCAATACCGACATGCGAGGGGATACTAGAGCGAGGGCAACGAATGGGAAAAACCCTGTATCCACCTTTAGCCCACTGTTTGACGAATATGTTGAGCAGTACCCAGAAGCCATAAGAAAGTCTAGAAAAGCACAAAGCAATAAAGATTTTGAAACATGGGTACAGACTGAGTATTCCAATACATTAAATCTGTTTGATGTTGGACAACGATCTAGTGTATTGGTGATGGAAAATAAGAATACGGTTAGATATTTGACACCATTAGAATGGGAAAGATTACAAGGATTCCCTGATGGTTGGACAGATGGTTTGTCAGATCGTGCAAGATACAATCAAATGGGCAACGCAGTAACCGTCAACGTGGCGGAATGGGTTGCAAAGCGAATGAAAACACTTTTTAAGGAGACTTGATATGAGTAATGCAATGTTTTATGTTTGGTTACTATTGGGTAGTTTTGGTTTCATGACTGTTTTGTTTTTTATAGCGGAAAGTGAAAACAAAAAGCTCCGCAGACAAAAAGAAGCAGCAGAAGAACACCAGAGATTTACTGATGTTTATAATCAAATGCAAAGAGAAGCGGAAGCATTACAAAGAAATATGGATGAATCAAGTAAAAATTCTAATGATAGTATTTCCGCTCTATATCAGAGGGTTCGGAGTTTGGAAGACAAAATCAACACATATATGAAAAACAAGAAGTGAATGAAATCCCGATCTAAAAAATCGGGATTTTTATTTAATAAAGTGGCATAAATAATTGTGTCCCCACATGATCGAATCCCGAAGCGGATCGTCTTAAATCAATAGAAAGATTAAGACAACAGATTGTGTGGGGATAAGTGTCTACAAGCAGAATACATATGATGTATGGTAATCGCTGGTATAGATTATTCCTTAACTGGGCCCGCAATTTGTGTGTTCAATGGAACGGGAACCTTCGCGTTCAACAAGTGTTCGTTTTACTACCTTACAGACACCAAAAAGTACGCTAACAGTTATCTCAGTAACATCATAGGAGAAACATTCCTTGATTGGGATTGTGATATCGAAAGATATGAAACAATCGCAGATTGGGCAATGGAAGTTCTTCTGGGTTGTTCTGCTATTGCATTGGAAGGATATGCTTATGGTGCCAAAGGTAAAGTTTTCCACATTGCTGAAAATACTGGTGTTCTTAAGTACAAGATTTATCAAAAAGGGATACCATTAAGCATTATGCCACCAACAGAGGTGAAGAAGTATGCAACTGGCAAAGGTAATGCGGATAAAGAAAAAATGTATGATGCATTTGTTATTGAAAACAATATGCTATTGAAATCAATAATAACACCGGACAAGAAGGATATTACTAGTCCGGTGTCAGATATTGTTGATTCGTACTATATCTGTAAGTACTTGTATTCTAAATTAAACGAATCTGCGTCTTGATGTAATAATACAACCGATTGCAAGCAGAGCCAGTGATCCGGGTGTAGGAATTACAACTCCTGGTCCAAAATCACACCAGTCGATAAAATTACCTTGTGTATTACCACCAACTGCACTAATTGCTTCGAATGAAAATCGAGTTAGATTTCCAATAGAAGTGATGGTTCCATAATATACACCCCATGCGGCATTTCCATCTGAGTATAGAGCGGTGTGTAGGGTAGTATCGTCACCACCACCCCATGCTTGATCTGCGCCCAAGTCTGTAATGGTAAGACGCATGGTGTCTACTCCATCGCGTCCACGGTGGGCAAAGTGCCAGTTGATTGGTTGAGAATCACCCAATCCATTTACATCCTGATACAGAGCGGAAGAGTAGTTTGCATTAAGTTCTGCAAAGTTGATTCCATGATATGCAGATACGCCCATGTTTGGACCGTTCCAGATTTCGATAAGATTATCTGGGGCTGTGGTTAGCCACGGAGTATCATATCCTCCATTAAAGAATGAGTATCCCCACGGGTCGGCAGATTCAAAACTGCCGTCAACAAGTCCAGCACTTGCCGATGCTGAAATTGTAAATGATGCGATAGAAGCCAATAGTAGTCGATTCATGTGTTATATTCTCTTTCTTGTATTGAATAATTGTGCAATTGCAAATACTGATAATGATGAGGGGGAAGGTACGGATGGGCCAGCAGAGTACCCATTGGCTTCACCCAGTCCATAGTACTCACCAAATCCATAGTTGTAACCCAACCCAACGGTGGTGCTGTATACATCGAAAGGAAGGGTGCTAGGCGTCAATAGGACGGTTCGCCAGTCTGTTTGTGCGATTCCACCCATTATTCCTAACTGTGTGTCATTTGACAGGGCTTTCGCTATAGCAACAGATTCGGCTGAAGGGGGCACTATAGCCACTGCTTCTTCTGGTATTGGTTTTTGTTGTATTGGTTTTTTAGCAAATCGCGCCAATTCGTCTTCTGGTTTATATTTGATATCTTCTTTGATATTTGTTTTTAAGCCAAATTTATATGCTGGACCGCGAAAGGGGGAGATGGCTATTTTGCCATCTCCATCCTCCTTCTTGTCGTCCTTATTGACTGTTGGTGTTTTACCCTCAGCCGCTTTTGTTGCTTCATTAAATGAAGTAATGTAAGAAACGATAGACTTTGCTACTTGTTCTCCACCGAGCGTGATGGATACGCAAGTAACAATAGTCATCGTTTGCAACTTCTTTTGAAGTTTCTTTACATTATCTTTAGCATCTTCACATGCTTTGGCACATACTTCGCATGTGCCATGCGATTCTACTTTTTTCGTCATGAAAATCTCCCCCAAAAAGATTTAACATAACCAAGAATTCGCAGTTTACTTATTTATTATTGTTTTGGTTTTTGCGGATCAACGAAACCATCACCATCTTTATCCTCTTCACATACCACTGGTTTCTTTATCAGGTATCTCCAAGCAGCCATCATAGAGATTACTGCTACTGGGAAGTACCAAATAACCCAACCAAATGAAGGTGGGGTTGGACCTGGTTGTGAAATCGAATCCTTCAATTGCATCATTACCACATTATCGCTTGTGTTGTCCGGTACAATTACTGGCATGGTATCACAAGCAGCAAGCACCAAAGCGGAGAATAGTATTGTAATATATTTCATGTGTTACTCCTTATGATCTACTTGGTGTTGCAGCAGCGGTTCCGAAGTAGAAACCAACGATGCTTAGAAGAATTTGTCTATTTTCAGATGACCAGAAGAATCCGTTGACTTCAACGAATACCTTTCTGGAAGTTTCTGGGATTAAACCAAACAATCCCTCTGGGTTCTTGACATCAACTTCAATGAAGGTTGGAACGCCAAAGAATGGAAGAATGAATGGAGCAGCGAAGGCACCAAAGAGAACAGTCAATACGATGATTTGACGAACAACTCGTCCCGCATCAATTGATACTCTTTGTACTGCTTTGTCTTGGTTCTCAGTTGTTTGTTGATTTGCCTTAATCAATTGCTCAAACATCTGCTTTTGATCGGCACTCTTTTGTGCCATAAATTTGAAGAGGAATCCTGTTGCTCCTCCTCCAATCATACTTATTAATTCTGTAGGGATCATGGTTGTCTCCTGTGTAAATTGGCAAAGTCACGATACTGTTTCACTAAACGCTTTCTATTTTTCTTATTTGGTGGTGGTGAAGAACCCCAAGCAGGACCAGAAGTTTGTTCTGGTGGTGTAGCGTCTGGCATTCCTTCAATATATCCACCACCGACACTCATTCCACCCATTCCACCGCTTTCCCCACCAGCATCTCCGCCACCAGTGGCAGCACCCTCTTGCTCATGCAGAGAAAGATTACCACTTAGTGCCATTGAACGAACTCTATTGTAGAGCAGTTGATCTTTTGTAATGGCGTCAATTATAGACTTTAGCAGTTTTAACAATCTTTTTCTAAATATCGGACTAGATGTTCTTAGATTTGGATTCTTTAAATCAAACAATAAACTATTTGCCTTAGAACCATTCATACCAGATAAGAGCAAAAGATAATAAAATCTATTAGGATTATTGATAGATCCTTTTAGATATGACATTATTTGTTTCATTTCTGCTTTGTTTGGTTTAATTTGAGCAGACTCTTTCACAGTAGACTTAACTTTTTCGGGTTGATACTTATCACCTTTCCAAGTTTCGCCAGTTTTGTGGCTACTAAATTGGTGTCCCCTACGATGAGCCTTTTGCTTCAATCGTATGGCACTTCTTTTTTCTTTTTTATCCATTTCGCCCCAGGTCTTTGTAGTCTTACCTGATACTCTCTTGGATGGGCGACATTTGACTCTTCCTTTTCCCTCATATGCTCCACACGGAGAACCATCCTGAGCGGTCCATTTTTCCTTGAACCACCTACGGAGATCTTCTAGAAGATATACGGGTTGTTTATTCATTTAATTTCTCTGAGTCTCGTTATTATTCTTCTATCTAAAGGAATCATTACTAAGTCTACTTCTGGGATGTTTTCTGGCATGCTGTTAAGAAATACAAGAAAAGTTTTAAGATATGTGTGAAGATCTTCTTCTATTCTAGAAAAAAGTAATCTACTTGCCGCTTCTATCCCAAATACATTTGTGAATATAATCAAATGGTTTAGTATCAATCTCTCTCGTAATATACCTGATGTTTTATATTTTCTAAACAATCTCTTCAGGTATTTAATTCTATTCATATCTTCGTGAAATTCTTCAATGTTTTTACACTGCGGATTATCGTAGTGTTTCATTGCAAACATCAAAAAGTTATCATCATTTATTTTATAAACATCCATAACCAAAAGTTCCATTATTAATCCTTACTCTTGTTTCCCCAATTGTCTGCACCTACTTTCCTGCATTTTGCCAATGCACCTGAAGCATATGCTGACGGCCAAACATCATATCTTGCTCTTACCTTATAGTAACAGGCGTCTTTCTCTTCATTCAGTTTTTTTTTACTTGTTCCTTGACCTGTTTATAGGTTGATGCTGCTTCGGAACCACCATCGTGTGATGGTTCTCCCGCACCTTCTCCAGAAACAACCTTTGCTTCAATTTTATGGAATCCCATCTCTGGTGGGTGATTCATATCCATTACAAGTTTTAACTTGTGACCAAGACGATGTTCAATGCCATCATCTTCAAGTTTCTTAGCGTTGTTATCGATTCCCTTGCGTCCACCAAATTGGGTCAAAGAGAATTCCATGTGTTCTTGTGGATAGTGTTTACCATCATACTTGAAGTCCAAACCAATCTTATTCAATTCTACACGAAGTTGAACCAATAAGCCGCGTGGATCTAATGTTCCTGCTTGTGGGACATTGGACAGGAATGCAGCGATGAACGCATTGATGCGCTCAATCATTTCTGGCTTATCCAGTTCATGCAATCCAACGCTACCGTCAGATGCTTGATTGCTGTTCAAGCCGGGAACCATCATTCCTTTACCACCTTCATTGATGGTGTGGAATAGGTCATATTGTTCGATCAATCTTCTGAGTTGTTTGAATTTCATATCAATACTTACACTTTCTGCCTGGTGGGCATGATTTCTTTGATCCTTTTGGTCCTGCCCATAGTTTACGGCAAGCCCAGTATTGTGCTCCTAATTTTGATTTCGTTT